TATTGTTATTATTATTATAATAATGTAATAAATATAATTTCATAAACATATAGGTATGAATAACAATTTTATTACACATTACAATAGCATTGTTAATAACAGGTAAATTAATATCAGGATTTTTTAAGATTTATAAAATTGAGAATATTTAGATAAATCTATATCAGGTGGTTTTTATTTAGTATTCATATTTTTACTTAATATTTTATTTTTAACTTTTTACGTATTTATAAATAGTATTATTAAATTGTTTTTTAATAATTTCTTTCGCTGGTTGTATCATATTAAAAATATAATGACTTTTATTAGTAAATTTAATAGCTTTATAATTTTCAGGATTGTATTGTTTTAATATTTTTATTTCTTCAAGTCTTTGTTTATTTTTATTTAAGTCTTTTGTTCCATTTTAATTCTTCAAGGGTTTAAATTAATTCTGAAACATTATATGGTAATGGCTGAATTTCAGTATTATACATTTTTTGTATAAATGTTAATATATTTTTTTCTTTTTTTGTTATAAAATTAATCGCAGTACCTTTTCTACCAAATCTTCCACTTCTTCCTATTCGATGAATATATGTTTGAGGATATTTTGGCATATCATAGTTTATAACAAGCGACACTTGCTGAATATCAATACCTCTAGATAAAATATCAGTTGTAATTAATATTCGTGTAACCCCAGTTCTAAATTCTTTCATAATTTCTTCACGTTCTTTTTGAATCATATCTCCATGTAATATAGATACTGAAAAACTTTTATCTATTAATATATGTTTTAATTCATCCGCCTTATTTTTTTTATTACAATAAATAATAGCCTGACCAATAGATATAAATTTATATAAATCAATTAATGCATCTAATTTATATTGTTCATCAATATTAATATAATATTGAATAATACCATCTAATGTTAATTCATCATCTTTCACTAATATAGATAAATAATCAGGTTTTAATAAATTATTAAATAATTCGGACATTTCATCTGGTATTGTTGCACTAATTAATACAACTTGTGCATCTTTAGATATTTTATGAAATATTTTTTTAACCTGTTTTCTAAAAGATGATGATAATACATCATCGGCCTCATCAATAATTATAAGTTTAATATCTGATGTTTGTATTATCTCTTTATTTACTAAATCACTTAACCTTCCTGGAGTACCAATAATAACATGATCTTTAATATTTTCTACATTATATTTATATTGCATATCACCGCCAATACATAAATTACCTTTAATTTCTGTGTAAGAAGATAAACTTAAAAATACTTTATATGTCTGATCAGCTAATTCTCTTGTATTTGATATAACTATACACTGTGGTTTATTTATTGTTGGATCAATACGTTCAAGTAATCCAATTATAAAAGTTGCGGTTTTACCAGTGCCTGAATGAGATTGAATAACAATATCACATCCATCCATAATAGGTTTTATTGCAACCCTTTGAATAGGAGATGGTTTTTCATAACCATAACTATAAATACCTTTTAATACATTATTATGAATACCTAATTTAGGATCTTCAAAAGAATCATAAAAATCCAGATTTTTACTTAATTCATAATTTTCAAAAAAATCGTTTTTTTTCGCCATTTTTATATTATATTATTATGTTTCATTATTTTAAATCAAAATATTTATGTATAAAATATAATATATAAATATATATTTATATATTTATATATTATATTTTACTATAATCAATACTAGAAACATTAATATAATAAATTAACAAGATTTTTATAAAAATAATTAATATTAATATTTTAAATAAATATTTTTATATTTATTAAATATATTATCTTAAAGTTTCTAGTTTTTTATACCTTTATTTGTAATAAATATTAAAATATATAATATTTTATATTTTAATATATAGCTCTTCTTATATAAAAGCAATGCTAGAAACTTAATAATTATTTTATTGTATTATATAACAATATTATTTGTTTATAAATTTTATTGTTATATAATACAATAAAATAATAATATAAGATAATATAGTAAATAAATATAAAAATATTTATTTAAAATATTAATATTAGTTATTTTTATCTTTTTAAAAAAATCTTGTTAATTTATTATATTAAAGTTTCTAGCATTGTATATAAAAGTGTACATATAGTAAAAAAAATTGAATATAAATTAAATAAAGTTCATCCATTACAATTTTAAATATATTTTTTGTTTTAATATTAAAAGGTCTGATATTTTATATATACTTTCAAATAAAAAAATATATTTAGATAAAATATATATAATATATTATGGAGAATTATTTACAAATTGAATATCCTTATTATAATTTATATTATCATTTTGATAAAAAACAATTATTAAAAGATATAAAAGATTTTAGGCCTGAAATATATCATCATAATATAATTAAAAAGAAAGAAATAGAAAAATATAAAAATTTAGATAATAATTATGAATATTTTATTATTAAAGACATATTTACTAAAAATTCAAATATAAATAATATTACTGATTATTTTTCAGAAAATATTCGTATCAACTGTAAATTTAAAGGTCATTTATCACCATATGAATATTGGAAAACAAATAAAAAAACAATATTAGAAAAAACAATGAAAAGATATAAAGAATTAAATATATATAATATTCGAGAAATTATATTTTTTAATACTAAATTATGTAATAATTTTAGAATATCTGTTGCATTAGCAATATTACAACATTTTAAACCTAAAAAATGGCTGGATATATCTGCAGGCTGGGGCGATAGATTACTAGCTGCTATTTTTTATAAAATGTCTTTATATGTTTCATGTGATCCAAATTTGGATTTACATCCATGTTATGAAAATATAATAAATACTTTTTTACCAAAATCAAAAAAAAAAAATTTTATTATTTATAAAAATGGATTTTTAGAAGCTCCTATTCAAAATAAAAATTTTGATATTGTTTTTTCATCTCCACCTTTTTTTACATTAGAAATATATTCAAACTTTAAAGAAAATTCAGTTCAACAATATCAAAATGAAAAATCATGGTGTGATAATTTTTTTGTAAAAAGTTTATATAAAGCATTTGATTTATTAAAAAAAGATGGATATATGATATTATATATGGGTGGTTCTGAGACAGTTATGAATAAGATGCACTTATTAGATGAAATTATGGAGTATAGAGGACAAATTTATTTTTATGAAAAAAAAGAAAGAGGTATTTATGTATGGAAAAAAACAAAATAACTAAATAAAATCATCTGAAGCAATATTCCATATAAAATCATCTTTTAATGCATATTTTTTAACATATGGTAATATTAAATCATCATAATTTTTAACAGAAGAATAATATACATTTTTATTTTGTGATTTTTCATTGATAAAATGTTCATCTTTAATAATGAAAACATTTTCATTATTTTTTGCCCATTCAGACACTTTTTTTTTATATTTTCCTCCTCCGGTCATTAAAATAAATAATTTTGCATGCGGAAATGCTTTTAAAATCGCCATTGCAATTCCTCCTGAACCAGTAACTAACCATATTCTTGGATTTACATGATTTTCTAAAATTGTATTTTTAGAAGCTTTTATCATTTGTTTTGCTAATAAATGTATCATTATTTCATCATCATCGTTTAAACCCATTGGAGAAATATAATATTCGGGTAATATTTTCCACATTTTTTTTCCTATTTCAACCGTACTATTTTTATATTCTAATGCTCGCGCCTCTTTATATGTTGGACATAAATATATTTTTGCATTAAGTGCATGTAATGTATTTATCTGACGAGATTTAAATATTTCAGTATTATCTATATTTGCATGTTTGGATAAAAATACTTCACATTTTAACCCTAATTTATAGGCTCCATAAGCTGTAGCAATAGCACCAAATCCATTGCAAAATCCGGAATATAACACTGTTTTAATATTTGGATTTTCCTTTAATATTTTCTTTAAAAATAATTTTACCACTCGTTGTTTTGTTCCTGCAAGAAGAACACCATCTTGTATCAGATGAATATTTCTATTATTTGATAATAATAATTCTTGAATAAATAATTTAGGATTATCTACATTTTTTTTTATTTTTTTTCTTAACATATTAATTATGTCATTACATAAATATTTATTTGTTATATCTTCACACATTTAATATTTATTAATATTTTTTATAAATATTAATAAAAATATTTTATATATAATTTAAATTATTAAACTGTTTTATAATTCAATATCAGTAAATTATTGATAAAATAAAAATAATTTTTTTTATAAAATACATTTTTATAAAATACATTTTTATAAAATACATATTATTTTTTTTGGTTTTATAGATTTATTTGTAATAAATAAATAAATATAATATAAAAATATTAATATTATAATAAATAAAATATTTCTTTTTTATAAAATAAAATTATAATTTTATTGATATATTTATTTGATTCCTAATTATTAAACAGCTTATTTATGTAAAATATTTTTTAGTATAATTTTATTTTGTGATGATTATAACATATAAATATTTAAAAATTCTTATGATACTTTTAAATATAAAAGTATATACGCATTGTGGACAAAAATTATTATATAATTTAATTATATAATTATAATGCCCTATTGTAAAAATGATCCTAAAAAAACATATAAAGGTGATGAACCTAGTCCTAAAGGATTAGGTTATTGTGCACATAGTGAAAATATTGGAAGTATAAAAAATGGTAAAGATGGAAATAAATGGATTATTTCAATAACTTCTAAAGGTATTAAACGTTGGATAAAACATAAAACAGAAAATAATTCATCTATAAAATTATATTCAGAAAAGGAAAGTTTAAAAGAAAAATGGTGGAACGATTCAGATAAATGTGATTGTAATAAATTTGTTTCATATAAAAGAAATCCATCTCTTAAATATGGATTTAATTATAAAGATATTCATGGATTAGAATTTGAAAAAGGTAAATTACATAAATTTATTAGTTATAATATTTTTTCAGAAAAAGTAACAAATGTAGATCAAAATGCATGGATAAAATATGATATGGATAAAAAAGAAATTTATAAAAATTTTTGTGGTTCTAAAAAAAAAATATTGAAAGATAATCCAATTTTTAAAAATATAAAACATGATGGTTATAAAATATATTTTCCATATGATAATAGTGGCAATCCTTATGCTGTTTATATTAAAAATAAAAATAATCCAATATATATTTATAGAAAACCAAGTAAATGGAATGATATATATTTTAGAGAAAATGAATATTCAAACAAACCTGAAGAAATGTTATATGTATATATTCAACTAATTGTAAAAATTATTCCTCAAGAAATATTTATTGGTAAAAGTGAAAAAATATCATCAAATAATATAAAAGGAGTTTTATATGGTGAAGAATATGATGGAAATAGTATTTTAGTAAAAATAAATAATAATAAATATGTTTATATTGGAACATTTATCTATACATTTACATCTAAAAATAAAATTATTAAATATGTATCTATTGCATATGATTCAAATAACAATATATTTCCTTGTGCGATGGATATTGACAATAATTATTATTTATTATATTATCAAGTTTTTATAAATGGAAATAATTTAAAATTTTTAAATAATAATAATTTATATGGAGAATTAGGATATTATTATTTAAAAAATCCAGATAAATTTTCAAAAATAAATGATTTTAAAATTATTACAGATAGTTTTTATTATGATTATTCTTAAAAAAATACACCCGAATTTAGGATTTTTGGACACCTTTTTATTAAAAATATAAAATATTTTATAATTTAATAAATTAATTTATTAATAAATTGTAAAATATTTTATAATTTAATTCTTTAATAAAATAATTTTCATAAATCCTAAATTCGGATGTAAAAAGGTGTCAAAAAATCCTAAATTCGGGTGTAACTAATAAATAAAAAAATATTTTATTGTATAAAATATTTTTTTATTTATTAGTTATTGTTTTTATTATTATAATTCTTAAGTTTATAGCATTGATTTATTAAATATAATAAAAGAATCTATTCCTATATATGAAAAAAATATTTTAACACAAACTAAAAATTTTTATACTAAAATAACAAAAAATAAATAAAAATAATAATATCAATGTTTCTAGACATTTTATATCAAATTTGATTAATAATAAAATTAATTTAGAGCATAGAATATTAAGAGATTTATTAAAAACTAAAAATTTGTCATTAAATTTAATATTTAAAGATAAATATACTAAAATAAAAAAAATTAATCATTAAATTGTAAAAGAATATATTAAAAAATTTCCATTTTCAACAGTTGAAGAAATTAAAGTTTTTATTTATTCTAATTTTAATATTAAAATTTCTAATAATACAATTACTAAATTATTTAAAATATTAAATCTTACTAGAAAAAAAGTAAAATTTCATATTATTAAAGATTTAAAATATTTAAAAAAATTAGAAGAAGAAAGACTTATATTTATTAATAAAATTAAAAATTTATATTTTCATAAAATTATTTTTATAGATGAATCTGGATTTAATGTTTCATCTATTGATAAAGGATCATCTGTAAAAGGAGAAAAAATAAACATTCCTAAAAAAATTTAAAATCTAAAAATATAAGTTTATTAATGGTTATTACAAAAGATGAAATTTTAAATTATGATATTTATGAAAATGCAATTAATAAAGAATCTTTTTATAATTTCCTTATTTATATTATTAATATTAGTATTTAAAATATCCATAATAATTAAATTATAGATATCAATGCTAGAAACTTTAATATAATAAATTAACAAGATTTTTTTAAAAATAAAATTTTTAATCATATTTTTACAATAAAAATAACTAATATTAATATTTTAAATAAATATTTTTATATATATATTAAATATATTATCTTATTTTATTATGTTATTGTATTCTATAACAATATAATTTATAAAAAATAATATTTTATTATTAATAAAATATTATTAAGTTTCTAGCATTGTTATAGATATTTTAAATATTAAAATAGTTTTAATAATAAAAAATAAATATTTTTAGAATCAATAAATATATAAATATTTTTAATTTATTGATTTTATTATATAAAATCTTAAATTTCTAGAATTTCTGCCAGAGAATATGTATTGTAAAATTGTTCAATTGTTATTTTATCTCCACTTGCATCAAATTTTGCAAGTTTTTTCCTAATTGCAATCGAATCATTACCGATACCTCTATATTCTCCTAATTTTCTACTTGCTTTCGTGAATTCAGCCCAAAATTTTATTGTATGTTTATCTGTATTATTTATATTAGTATTTTTTTTTAGTAATAATAGGTGGATGTTTAGAGAAACGTGATAAACCTATAGTGGATGGCTGTATACTGGATAACTGATTATTAGATAAATTATTATTATTATATGATTTTTTATTGTTATTATTTTTTTTAGTAATAATAGGTGGATATTTAGAGAAACGTGATAAACCTATAGTGGATGGCTGTATACTGGATAACTGATTATTAGATAAATTATTATTATTATATGATTTTTTATTGTTATTATTTTTTTTTTTATTTATACCTACATTTTCGTCTTTATTATTATCAATAGTTATTACTGTATTTAGATAATTTCGTCGATATTCATTATAATTTATTTTATTACCATTAGATTCAGGAATTTTACTGAAATCAATATTATTTGTATTAAGATTTTTTTGCATTAATCTGTCATATTGTTTCCAATATTCAACAGTGTGATGTGTCATTTGATATATTATACTTTTATATTCTTGAAATGTTATTTTATTATATTTCTTATTTTTATTTTCATTCTGAATATTATTTTTATTTTCATATATTTCTTTAATCGCTTTTATTTTGTCATTATTATTTATTTTACCATTTTTAATAAAAGAATAGTTTTCCCAAAAAGAATAATAATATTTTTGTTTTTCAATATTATTTAATAATTCCTCATATGAAATATTTCCATTACTGTTTTTTGATGTTTCGCATAATCTTTCCCAATCCAAATTTTCCATTTATTTATATATTATAATCAGAAAAAAAATCTAATTAAATATATGAAAATTATAATTATAAATATATGTTTAAATTGGGTTTATAATTTATACGAAGAATATATTATATCTTTAAAATCATTTATTGAAAAATATTATAATAATATGAATGTAAAAATATTATATTATGATATTACTACTTTTAAAATAGATTTTATAAATAATATAGAACTAATAAATTATGATAGAATATTTTATACAGGTGATTTAAATATATTAAATGAACTTATTTTATTAACAAATAATAATTTTGATAAAATTTATTTTATTAATATTGAACAATTAAGTCATCCATCATATTATAAATACACTATGAATATTGATAATAAAATTAATATAATAGATTATTCTGAAGAAAATATTCCTTTTTATAACGAAAAATATAAAAATGTTTATTTGTTTCCTCCTTATTTTAATAATAAGAAATTAAATAAAAAAACAATAGATATAATGTCTATCGTAAATAATCAATATAGAAAAAATATTATAAATAATATACCGTTCCGTGATACATATAATGTATTATGTATAGACAATTGTTATGGAATAGAACGCGATGATTATTTCTCAAAATCTAAAATTTATATAAATATACACTGTTCAGACAATCATAATACAATGGAATTAATAAGAATTGTAAATTTAATAATGAATAAAGTTATTGTGATAACAAATAGTTCAATTTATAGTGATTTATTATATATAAAAGATTATATCATTATATGTAACGACAAAAAAGATTTTAATATATACATAGATGAAGTATTAGATAATTATGAGTATTATTATAATAAAATCTTTAACCATTACGATCATAATGATTATATTTCTTATATTAAAAAAAATTTAGACCTTATTTTTTCTGCCCAATGATCCCATTGATAATATAAAGATGCTTTATGAAATCCATTTTTTCTTATACTATTGTAATCATTACTATTTTGAATAATATGTAATAATAATGAATACCAATCTATATTATTATCAATATATATATAATCTTCATTTGGAATTAATTTATCAGTAAAATATGAATTTGTTACTAATAAACCACAAGAACCTAAAATTTGAGGAACTCTTTCAGAAAAATATTCTTGAGTTGAATATTTTTCATTTAATTCATAAATCATCGGATGAATAGATAAATTAATTTTACTATTACTAAAAACTTTATTACAATCATTGTATTTAATAAAACCTTGATAACATTCTGGATACATATCTCTAAATCTTTCAGGACCATATATATGAAATTTAAAATTATGTCTATTTTTATATAATGTATTCACAATTTCATACCTAGTAATATTTGTTGATTCATCCGGAAATTCTTTTAAATCATTATAAAAATTAGTACAAACAATACTTATATCACAACTATAATTTTCATCATATACATATGATGATATATTTTTATCAAATCCAGGTGGTAAATATGTAATAGGTATTTTATTTATAAAATATTGTATTTCATATTGAAAACATGAAAACACATAATCCATTAATGGATAGATTTTTTCTTTTTCATCTATTCTTTCTTTCCATTGATTACAATTATATTTTGGATAATTATATAAAAATGGATCCCAATTAAATAAATAATGTTGAATATATTTTGATTCATTAATTATTTTACAAATACTTTCATATTTAATTGAATTATTCCACCATAAACATATATTTATTTTATCATCTTTTATTTTATTTATTATAATTTCATCTCTATTTTCAATATTATCTAAAATATAATTAAAATATGGAAAGAAAAATATTTTATAATTTAATTTTTCTAAAGATTTAGATGCATATAAAAATCCATCTTCTAAATGACAATATCCTATTAATAATATATTCATTAATTATATAAAATATATAATTTTATATATTTTAACACAATTATTTATAAGGATAAATGTAAAAAAAATGATAGATAAAAATACTAGGATTATTAATTATAATTATAGTATATAACATCCTTAAAATATAATGAGCAACACTATTAAACCAAGATTTGTTATAGGTTGTAATGACAATGATATTGATATAGAAGTTTATTTCTATAGAGATAATGAAGTTTGCAATATTGGACTATTTGAAAATATATGGTATATAAATATTTTTGACCAAGAAAGTAAAATATTTAAAGATTTTATAGAAATTACTAATAAAGAAGATGCATATTATCAATTTCGACATTTATTATATATATCTGAATCTAAATACAAGATACTTATAGATTTTCTAAACATTCATGGTAATAGTATAGCATTATGGAATATATTTATAGATCATAATGGAAAAATATTATATATAGAACAAATATTAAATTATGATATTCATGATTATTCTTTATATACACAAAATGAATTATATCATCATTATTCATGTTGTGATGGTTATGGATTAAAATATGAATGTGCAATAGCAAATAACAATTATTATGATTTAACTGAAAACATAAACAAATATTTTTTAGAAGATGTAATGAAATTTTATTAAATTAACAATTATTCAAAAAATTAAAATTTTATAATACTATACTTATTAGCATAGAGGACGATTTGGAAGTCCATGAATCCCTAACATACATAAATTACCTAAAGTATTAAAAACTTTTTTAGTGGTATGAGATATCTTATGTATGATATAAGGTATTTTTACACATGCTATTTTCATCTTGTCTACTATGTATAAAAATAGCATGATGCTGAGTCTATACATCTTTAAAATCAAATAACATACTATAAAGTTTGTTAATTTGAGTAGGATTAATGATGTATCGAATGGAATGAAGCATAATAATGTTCCTATAAACAATATTATATATAAAAAAAACAATATTGGCACTACAAATTGTATTACCAACGATGGCTGTTGATCAAGATGCCAGATGTACTGAAATAATATGCCATTATAGCCGATCATATTGATTGTGTTTTGATATAAACAAGTTCCTTGTTGATAACCAATATAAGATTCCATTGTTTTAAATACAAGTCCATAATTACCATCGAGTCTCCAAGTTCTTTCATCATCTAAATCTCGTATCCATTGTAGTGTAACTACATGATTTGGAATAATCTGCATAGTTGCACCAACTATATATAATGAACGATTGATTAGAATTTCAGATACACCTTTTAAGAAAACAGTAGTAACAACTACAGCATTAAGAACTGTATTTGGTTTTGGTCTGGATAGACTTAGCATATTGGATGTTTAAAAAAAAAATAGAATTTTATTTTCATATATTTTATCCATCAATTTTTTTTTTAGTATTTCAGATTTTTAAATATACTTAAAAAATTATATTTTCTTTATATAAAAAGATTATAACAAAATAATATAATATATATGATTGTATTTACATTTTATTCAAATATTCTAACCATGGGATTTTTAATATTTGGTTTTCATCATTTTTTTAAATATATAAATATTGAAAAAAAGATGTACGAAAAATTTAGTATTAATATGATGAGAAGTTTAATATGTGGTACATTAGCACATGAAGCTTATAAAAATTATTATTATATATGGGAAGATAAATGTTTAGATAATAAAATCATATTAAATAATTTTAAAGAATATCATAGTATGTTTTTATCCTATTTTATTTTTGATACAATACTTTTATTATATCAAATTTATTTAAAAATAGAAAAAAACATAAGATTAGATCTTCTTTTTCATCATTTACTTGCAATAACTGCTTTAATTATAATTGAATATTATAATTTATACAGTATTAGTTTAATGATTGGTTTAAGTGAAGGTATGTCACTTGTAACAGGACCTAAATTATTGAGTATGCATTATGGAAATAAATATTTAACAAATATATTTATTATATATAGATTATTATATTTAATTTTTGTTAGGATGCTTTTTATTTGGCCATCATTAATATATTTTTATAATAATATAACATTAAATTGTGATATATATAAAAAGGATAGAAATATTTTATTAGTTATATTTTTAGTGTTAATTATTATTCATGCAGAAATTAATTGGTTACATAGTGGTCGTAAAGAATTAACAAGAATATAATGGAAAATAGTATATTCTCATATGAAGAAAAATAAGACTTTAAAAATTATAATATTTCGTTTTCAAAAAATGCTTCTAAGACGAAATTTGTAGTAGATAAGAAGTGATAACACTATTAATTTTTTTCTTAAATAACCTCCAAAAATAACCTCCGAAAATAACCTCCGATTTTTTTTGCGGTCTTTTTCAATGCAACCGCTGTTTTTACCATTCCATTAATAATGATGGTAAAGATTTTGGACATACCAATGAACACAAAAAATGTGAAAAAGGCTGTCATTGTCATTGTGTCAGCGAAAATACATAATGCAATGAATATGGCGGTGAACACCATGGCCACCTGCCCCGCAAAAGGCATTAAGAAAAAAACACGCAATGGCGGTCCTGATTCCCATTTTTGATTCAGTATCTCTGAAACTACAGCAATTGTAACGAGAAGATCCAATATACTCATCGTAACATAATTAACATATATAATTTTATTTTCATATGTTTTTAACTGTCATTTTTTATTATTTTATGTTAAAAATATGCATATAATAAAAATATATTTATAAAGAAAGAATTCTAAAATTATTTCAAGTGTATATTTTATCTTTATTTTTTTTATGATAAGTTTTATATAGTATTGAATATAAGTTAAATAAAAAAAAAAATAATAATTATTTTTTTTATAATGGAATATTTAATAATATTAGGTATATTAGGATTAGGATATAAATTACAAACTGATCAAAATAATAAAACAAAAAAAAAATTTGTTGGAAAAGTTTCAAAAAATCAACTTCCTTCACCAGAAAATGTATATACATCTAAAAGATCATATAATATTTTTCAAGAAGAACAGGATAAAGCAAATATATTATTAGAAAAATCAAAATATCCTCAAGACACAAATGTTATAACTCCCGGACCAACATTTCCTATTATATATAATAAAGTAGATTATAGTGATACTACTTTACCTGTAGAATTTAATAGTTATCAAAAATATGATAATATATTATTAGAAGATAATAAGGAAAATAAAAAGACAGAATACAATTTAGTTAAAAATAATGAACGAACACCAAATACCGGTGGATTTCAAGGAATATCTCTAACAGGAGACCCTATAAATCCGAATAATTTTACACACAATAATATGGTACCTTTTTTTGGAGGTGCTGTACGCCAAAATTTAGATGAATTTTCAACAAGAGGAATTTTTGAAAATTTTACTGGAACACAAGATAATTATCAAAAAAAACAAGAACAAACTTTATTATTCCAACCTCAAAAAAATATGTCCAATATATATGGTACTGGAAGTTTAGACGGATTTATGTTAGATAGATATTATGTATCAAATATTCGTTCCAATGAAACACCTATTGAAAAAGTATATGTTGGTCCCGGTTTAAACCAAGGATATACAAATGCACCATCTGGAGGTTTTCAACAACCAGATGCACAAGATTATGCTACACCAAAAACAACAGATGAAATTAGAGTTAAAACAAATCCAAAAATATCTTATTATGGACGTGTTATTTCCGGTGAAAAAATTAATAAACCTGGTAAAATTGGCACAGTTTATAAAAATAAACCAGATACTTTCTATATTCAAGAACCAGATAGGTATTTTACCACCACTGGACAAGTTATAGCACAAGAACAACGACCATGTATAGTTACTAAATATACAAATCGTAAAACAACCGAACTTAAAACAAGGACCGGAAGTGCTGCGCCAACAAATGGTACGGTTGCACAAGTTAGATCAAAATATAAAATATCTCATAAAGTTAGTTATGGTAATAATGGACCACGAAATGCAGATAGTACAGGTTCATGGAGTATATTAAATATGTTTGGTTTAAATACACCAAATGATTATGGAAAACAATCTATTCGTGTGAAAGATAATAATAGAGTATTAAATACAAAAGATAAAAAAGAACCTGTTATTAATTTTAAATCACCTATTGAAAAAGGAATATCAAGAAATAATCAAAAATTAAAATCTACTAAAAAAGTTCAATTTATTAAAAATAATAGAGAAAATGGTAATTATCAAGGAATTAAAAAATCAAAAGTATACGATCCAAATGACCTTCCGCGATCAACTATTAAAGAAACAAATATTCATAATAATCATAGTGGAATATTAACAGCACAAAAACCATCATCTGGTTTTGTTTATAATCCAAATAATGTTACGCGAACTACTATTAAAGAAATGAATATTCATAATAATCATAGTGGTATGATAGGTGAGTCCATGTATAAAGGTGTAGCATATGATCCAAATGATGTTACACGAACTACTATTAAAGAAACGAATATTCATAATAATCATAGTGGTATGATGGGTGAATCTATGTACAAAGGAGTAGCATATGATCCAAATGATGTTACAAGAACTACTATTAAAGAGACGAATATTCATAATAATCATAGTGGTATGATGGGTGAATCTATGTATAAAGGTGTAGCATATGATCCGAATGATGTTACAAGAACTACTATTAAAGAGACGAATATTCATAATAATCATAGTGGTATGATGGGTGAATCTATGTATAAAGGTGTAGCATATGATCCAAATGATGTTACCCGAACTACTATTAAAGAGACGAATATTCATAATAATCATAGTGGTATGATGGGTGAATCTATGTATAAAGGTGTAGCATATGATCCGAATGATGTTACCCGAACTACGATTAAAGAGACGAATATTCATAATAATCATAGTGGTATGATGGGTGAATCTATGTACAAAGGAGTAGCATATGATCCGAATGATGTTACACGAACTACTATTAAAGAGACGAATATTCATAATAATCATAGTGGTATGATGAGAGAGTCTATGTATAAAGGAGTAGCTTATGATCCAAATGATGTTACACGAACTACTATTAAAGAGACGAATATTCATAATAATCATAGTGGTATGATGAGGGAGTCCATGTATAAAGGAGTAGCATATGATCCGAATGATGTTACACGAACTACTATTAAAGAGACGAATATTCATAATAATTATAATAGTAATATTCAAAATATGAATAGAGGTAATGTTGTTTATGATCCAAATAATGTTACACGAACTACTATTAAAGAAACAAATATTCATAATAATTATTCAGGAATATTAACAAAAAATAGTCCAAGTAGAGGTGTTGTTTATGATCCGGCAAATGTTGCAAGAACAACTACAAAAGAGACTACTATTAAAAATAAAAGAAAAGCCAATATAAATAATACAAATAAAAGTATTTATATTAAAAATAATGATAAAGCAAAGAAGACTACTAAAGAAACTACAATGATTAATAATGCAATGGGTATTGCTTCTAGAAATAGAGGAGATGGACACCTTGTAAAAGATATACAAGTACCAGATACAATTAGAGAAATAAGTAGCGTACAATATATAGGAGATGCAAATGGTCCAGAACTTGGAGCATATGAAGTAACAGATGTAAATGCACCAAATACAATGAGACAATTTACAACTGATATTGAATATTTCGGAGGTTCTGGAAATGGAGGTGATATAAAACCAATGTCATATGAAGATATATATAATGCAGAAATAAAAGCAATAAGAGGAACATTAGATGAAGGATATACACCAGGTCCAATGGGTCCAAATGAGGTAGTAAGTAGTAATAATTTAAATGTAACAACATCTAAAATTGGAGATATACAAAATAAATATTTAAATGAAAGAGGCGTTCAAGCAAATAAAGTATATAATTCTATTCCACAAATGACACATTTAAATATTACACAAGAAAAAGAGATTGTACCAAATGAACCATTAGCAGATCGTATTAATCCGGATATAGTTAGCGCATTTAGAGAAAATCCATATACAAAACCATTAGATAGCTGGGCATAAAATTTAACATATTTGAATTATTATAGTAAGTTCATTTAAGAAGTATGATATTTTATACATCTATATTATTTAAATAAAATTAGAAAAAAAAAATGACAGTTTTTTTTTTCTAATTTTATTTTTGTTATTATAAAATATGAATCAACAATGGACAGAACTAAAGTAAAAGAATCCCCTGTAATTCTTCCTCGAATTCCTGTAACAAGAAGCGAAACAATAGGATCTCCTGGTTGCATACCACCTAAAGAAGGTGATGAAGGTAAATGTTCAGGCCAGTGTGGACGAACTCCAGAGCAATATATAGAGTATTGCTTCATTGTTTCAGAAAAAAATTACACTGGTGAAGACGCTAGCGTTATACCTGAACTTAAAGAACTCTTTCAAATAAAATATCGTAATTGCATTCTAAAGTGCGAAGAGCTTTCTAAATTACGTAAAGAAATAGAAAAGGCACTTAGTGATCCGGTAACTTATCTAGCAGAACTTAGGCTTGAAACTAGCAAAACTTAGGCTTGAAAAATAAATGAGTCTTCATATGAAGACTCATTTTATAATTATTTTTGCATTACTAGAATCTTATCTATAAAAATATATATTATTTTTTGTTTTTATACATTGTTTATATATAAACTGTTTAATAATTTAATATCAGTAAATTATTGATAAAATATTATTTTTTTGGGGTTTTATAACTTTATTTGTAATAAATAAAAAATATAAAACAAAATTTTTATCATATAAACAACATTTATTTTTTTATAAAATAAAACTATTATTTTTCATTGTTTTTTTATAAAATAATAATATTATTTTATTGATACTCAATTATGAAACAGCTTAATAATGTAATAAAATACAATGCTAGAAACTTTAATATAATAAATTAACAATATTTTTAAAAAAAAAAAATTTTTAATCAAATTTTTACAATAAAAATAATTAATATTAATATTTTAAAATACATATTTTTATATTTATTAAATATATTATTTTATTTTATTATGTTATTGTATTATATACAATATAATTTATAAACAAATAATATTTTATTAATAATAAAATACTATTAAGTTTCTAGCATTGTAATAAAATATATAAAAGCATATATAGTCATTCAAATGCAGATATTTAAATATCATAAAATTATGTAGAATATTGATAAATAAATTATTTTATATTATATATATTAATATATTATTAAAAACTCAGCAGAATCATTATAAAATTTATATTTGTATTAACACTTTTATATTCTTAAATATATGCCATCGATGCAATGCTAGAAACTTTAATATAATAAGTTAAAAATATTTTATTTTAAAAATAACTAATATCGATATTTTAAATAAATATAAAAATATTTATTTAAATATTATAGTCATCATATTTTATAATTCTACCAATTTTTTAAAAATAATTATAAAATTAAATAATATGCATACAAAAAATAATAGATATATTTTTATAAAAATATATCTAGTAGAATTCTAAATTGTGATGACTATATTAAGTTTCTAGCATTGCCATCGAATGTATATAATTTTATTGAATCTTAACTTTCTTGCATTGATACTTATCTCAAAAAAAATGACAGTAATTATTATCTTAATTTTTTTTTATTTAAAAACAATTTAAAGTTATACCAGTTAGTGGTACTATGAGTTACTGGGTACTCAAGTATTGTTCTCTTAAGAATATTGTGACTAAATCAGGTTCCAATGATAAAACAAAAGCATTATTGACATTATTGTTACTGTTTCTTTTTTTCGGAAAAATATGCTTAACATCAGGACGACGACGACGACGACGACGGTATTAAATATAAGGTATAGGATACAATGCTAGGAAACTTAATAATATTTTATTAATAATAAAATATTATTTGTTTATAAATTATATTGTTATATAATACAATAATATAATAAAATAAGATAATATATTTAATAAATATAAAAATATTTATGTAAAAAATGTGATTAAAAATTTTATTTTAAAAAAATCTTGTTAATTTATTATATTAAAGTTTCTAGCATTAGTATAGGAGATCTTTAAATTTTCCAAAAACATTGAATTTCTAGTCAATTCTTTTTAACAAAGTTTCAAATCTTATTATTTATTCATTTCAATTATAAAACGATAATACCAATCATTATTAAAATATTTTTTTATTTTATATTTTAATTCTTTGTTTTTTTTAATAATACTATATTCTCTATGTTTTTGTTCAATAAAATATCTATTTACAGGTTTTTTTATAAAATAAGCAAAATATATATCAAAATATTTATCTAAAATAACAGGTATCAGTTTTTCTATTTCATTATTATTTAATTTACAATATAACAATGATTCATTAAAATATTTAAGAAAAGAATTATTAACTTTAATTTTTAAAAATGGATCTATATATTTTTTTTTATAAATATTATCTTCATATATTCGTTCTAAATGCATAAAAAAAAATGATTCTGATTTACCATAATTAATTAAATAAATGTTTAATATTGGACAGTCATAATCATAAGATGGACACCATTCAGACCTAAATATTTGTTGATCATCTGATTTAAAATATGATACGGTTACTTTTCTAAAATTATTATTTTGAAAATGATAATTTTCCATTATAGTATTTTTAATTTTTGTTGTTTTATATTGAAACTCTGATATAATTGGAATTTCTTTAAAATTTGTTTTATTTAAGATTTTTAAATGTACATTTGATGTTTTATTAAATAAATATTTATTATGAATATATTTTGGTAAATTAAATAAGTAAAATAAAAAGAAATTCATTATTTATTTAAATAATAAAAAAACTTTATATTAATATAATTTATCTAAAGTTATAATATATAACTTTATATGTTTTTAAATGATGCACCCATTATGAATAAAGGATATTATGATGTTCCAATCAATAATCAATTTTCTAATATTGAATATAGAGATACTCCTGTTATTACAAATGAATACCAATTAAATAAAAATATTAATGTAACAATGAATGATAATAATAGTGAATATATTGTATATCAACAACCAACGCGTCCATCAAAATCACTTTATATAGAATCTGACCAACAAACAACACAATATTATAATAATGAAAGAGCATTATCATTTGATTCTTCTAAACCATTAATGAAAAAAAAAGAACTTGAAAGATTTTATGATGGTGGAGGTGGATACGGTGGTATGTATCCTTATGTTAATAGTGCATATTTAAATATGCAAATAATGCCAAATATTAGTAGAAATTATTGGGAACATCCTGATTATGGTTATGAATATCAATATATTACTGAATATATTCCTCAACATGCACCTATTATTAAAAACCCGTCATATAATATTGTACCGAAATCAGAAGATATTAAAATTGAAGCTTTAACGAATGAAGAAAATACAGATATTGTGAAAAAAAAACCTAAAAAGAAAAGAAAATGTAATAAAGTTTATGTACCTAATAATATTTTATGGATTATTATAGTAATATTATTACTAATTAATATTGGATTTATAATTAAATTATATTATTAATATATAAAATTAACCACAAACATCGTATTGATATAATGAATTTGTATAATTGCCACATATAGAATTAATTTTGGGACATGGTTGTAATTCTTCATATGGATTCATATCATTAACTTTAGGATCAACAACATTTGGTCTATGATTATCTTTTACAACTAATCTTGTACTTGTCATATATTGTCCTGGAAACGTAACTTGTTCTTGAGGATTTTTACATAAGGGATTAAATCTATTCCATCCAGTTCCTCTTAAATTAGTTGCTGGATTACTTAATCGTGTATCTTCTGTAGGAAAAAAACAATTTTTAAAATTTACTAAATTATTATCTCCTGGTCTATTCCATGAATTTCTTAAAGGATTTTTTGGATCTTCACAACTTTCAATAACTCCTGTACCACATATTTCACCTTGATTTGTGCATGAATTAGGATCACAATTTGGTTCATATTTTTTACTTGGACATCTTGATAAATTTCTATTTAGATTAAATAAATCTGATTCTACATCAACTGGTCCATAGTAAAATCTCCAATCTACATTACTATTTAATGATACACCTTTTTTTTGATTTATAACTCTTGGATTATCATTTAAGCAATTATCACACATTATAGGTGTATTATATAAATAATTTCCGGGTCCTGTTGTTTCTTGATTGTATTTTTTTATTTCACAATTATCATATTTTAATCTATTAAAACTCATAATATAATTATAATATTATAAAAGATATTAATTAATTAAAAAATAATTAATTATAAAAAATAAAAAATATTTCTATATATTAATTATATAGAAATATGAGTTCAAATAGATTAAGTTATGATTCATGTGCATATGAAAAATCTTTACAACAATCAACATCTCCATTAGATTATATGCTATATAATGGTAAATATGAAAATTGTGCCAAATGTCGTATTGAATTTGGTGTCGTTGGTGGAAATGGTGTTTCATTATTTAGTGGCAATTTAGTAGATTTAGAAAGTGAATTAAGAGGACAAACACGTAAAGCTTCTTTATGTCCAAGTACTTTTTATGCTCCCAACTGCAAAGACTGTAATAATAAATCAAATGGATTACCATGCAGTACTACAGAATGCAAACCTAAAATGATGCATCAACCACCTTGTCAAATGCAATATTATCCTAAAACACCACTTCCCCAACCAAGTAAAGTTACTGGTTGCAATTATCAAGAAAATAATAAAAATATGTAAAATAAATCTTTTATAGAAAATTTTTCAAATTACCTAAAATCTGGTAATATTTATACAAGTAATAATTAATGTGATATCAATAAAATGTGTAAAATAATTTATTGTAAATAATATATTTACAATAAATTATTGATAAAAAAATGTCAGTTAATATTATCTGAATTTAAAAATATAAGTTTATTATTATTCCAATAGAATAGTAAGTATGAGCGATATGAGCGAAAAAAATGAACTTGAAGTTCAACATGAAATTTTGCGTTATATCGATGAATTGACTGAACAAATCCCAACTACTACCCAAAAAGAGGATGTATATGAGAATATGATCGATTTCTTCGATCTTGTTATAGTACCAAGGATCCAATCAACAACTGAAATCGATTTGCTTCGAGAAGTTGTTTATCAAGAATATCAAACAATGTTGGTATTATCTACTTTGTTATCCGATGATGAACGTCATCAAAATAAGTTTAATTCAAAATTATATCAAATAATCCGAGAAGCGATGACACACAGTCATCATAAAATTACAGATGATTTAGTGGACGCAATCCGAAGACAGATCAAATAAGGGCATAAAACCATGACATAAATCATTTCTGAATTATATAGTATTGGGTAAACTTTCAATAATAGTTAAGATTTTATAAATTATTTAAAAAAAAATTATATCTAAATTGGTACAAAATTAAATACTAAATATCCAATGGTACTATTTTTTTGGGGTAATTTTCTATGTAATCCATTTTGGTAAGATATAAGAACATCCCCCTTTTTACCTAAAAATGTTTTAATATTTTCATTTTTAATATTATTTTTATAATTATGTGTTTTTTCAATATAAATTGGAGGACCATTATCATTATTTAATATATCTGATAAATATATTGTATATTTAATACATTTATCAATATTTTCAAAATGAAAAGAGCTTGGATTAAATACATTACTACATATTTGTATATTTGATCTTAATAATTTCCATTTCATACCTGTTATTTTATTTAAAATAACTAAAATTAGTTCAATATTAAATAAATTAAACAATGTTGGAAATAGTTTATCAATATTATAAATATCTATCATTCCAATATCATTTATTCTATTATGACTACCACGATTATCAATAACTGGAAGATAATAATATTGTATTTTATTATAATTATCTAAGACTGTATATGTATTATTTACATAAAATTTTTCTTCACTTACATCATGTCGCTTCTTTAAATGTACATATATATTATTATTTTGCATAAAATCTCTAATATTTTTATTAAATTCTTCAATAATATCTAAATTGTATACAGAATTTAAAAATAAACAACCTTTTTCGTTAAAATCCATATTTTATAAATATACTATATAAATATACTTTATATTAAATTTTTTGTATGATAATATTTAGGATAAATATCTAATCTTAAATGAAAATATGGAACTCCTAATCCATGTGTACTCACATATATTTTTTCAGTGGTTTTTAATTTTTTTTTTATTTCTTCCGCAACTTTTTTCCAAAACAATATTTGATGTCCATAAGATGCATTATCTATAAAATCTTTAATAGTTGTAAAATTTTTACTGCATGGTTCGGGTATAGGTACAATCAATAAACAATCGCCCGATTTATTTGGAAAGGATAATATATATTCATCTTTAAAATACTCTTCAAAGGATGAAAAATCTTCTTTTAATGTATTTAATAAATTATTTTCAATAAAATTTTCTTTATATTCATTATTCATATTTTTATCACATACAGAAGTTTCATAAAAAAATCTAGATGTAATATTTTTGGGATATTTTAAGACTTTTCCGTTACTCCATTCATTTATTTTATCTTTCCATTTCATGATATATAAAATATAAATATATTTTTAATTTTTTTTTAATCCACATGATTTTAAATAATCTATATTACGAACAACTGTTCGAGAACTCATACCACCTCTTACCCAAAAAGTTGGAATAATATGATCAACATTTTGTACATTTTCTAATAAAGATGGAACAAGTGGTATAAAATTATCTGCAGAATAAGATGATAAAGCATTTGCAGATTTACTTTTACGCGTATCTTCACCAAATTTTAATTTAGAAGATAAATCTGTATTTTTTAATACAGAATGACCGGTTGATAATAAAGGTGCTCCAGGAAACAATCTTGTATCTAATTCTTTCTTTGATTCAATATTTTGGAATGTTCCATTTCTTAATTTAGTGGAATCATTAATATTTTTTCCATAAATATCATAATTTGTATCTTGTATAATACCTATATTTTTTGTAGAATCAATATATGAATCTCTTGTATTTGTTTTTGAATTATATATTGATGGTAAAAATGCATAATCAAAAATTTTATTATTATTATTATTATTTGTAGAATATACACAAGATTCATTTTTCATATTTGTTTGTTGATTTATAATAAAATTAGTACTCATTAAATTATGTAAAGAAAAAAATATATATTAATTTACCTAAATAATTATATAAATTACACCAACCGAAAAGATAAATGAGACAAATTATATATTAAAAATATAAAAATTTGTAATAATTCTTTTCAATAGTGCAAATGCACCCCGAAGGGCATTAGACATACACCCGAATTTAGGATTTTTGGACACCTTTTTATTAAATTATAAATTATAAAATATTTTATAATTTAATAATAAATCAATTTAAAGACAAGTAATAAATTTAATATTTTGATTTAAAGAATAAATAGTATTTAAAGAAATTTTTAAAAAGATAAAGAGTTATTTCATAATTTAATATTTCTTTAAGTATACATTAATATTTTATCATAAAATTATAAATCATCATAACAAATATTTTGA